CAAGGCTAATATCCGCGTCCTCAATGATGATAACAGCATCGCAAACATCTACGCAAGCCGCGAATGGTATGACCGAGAGTTACTCAAAAACTATGATGGTCAAGTCACGGTCGGCTTGCGGCAACCTAGCCAAATTAGACCGTTAAGTCTAAGCCACACTTTGACTCAGCGGATCCTGAATTTCAAAGTTGATTGTTGGGTTGTCGACAAGACAGGAAAACAAGCAGGCACTAGGACTCGCTCCAAGTTGCGTGAGGAGATTTTTCGAATCATTCGCCAGAAGAGGTTTAAGCCAAATGAAACCGTCTACCATTTTTGGGGTCTTGGCACTGGTGGCCCTCACGACGCCTATCATGCCGCATCAACATCAGAGCTGGTTCCTTCTTCTGCAAGTTGGGTTGAATTCACTTCGGTAGAATATGAAAAGCTCTGGTATAGTGATGACAGTCGGTTCAGCAAGTCGACTTCCGTGAACCTTGCATATGCCATGATGCTTTTTAAGATTAAGCTAGAAACCACAAAATACGATCCGCATGAGAACAACGTGAACAAAATCGTTTTGAGTTTCGAAGGTTACGGCACAGCTCCAGTAGCCAACGGCATCACAATCAAAGTTTGGAATCATATCTCGGCTGCTTGGGAAAACGCTCAAACAGGGACCGGCGGAGCCGACGAAACAATCAGTATCACACTGACATCTAACATAACCAATTACATTCAGATGGACTCTTCAGGCGTGGGCTACATCTACCTTCTAGCCAGAACGACTAATCCGAGCAATGGCGTGACTGCAGCCGTTCTATACAGCGACTATGTAAAATGCACCTTAACTGTGGAAGGCTTGACACACGTTAAATTCGGCACCTTCAACGATGCCGACGACGTGTCCGTCAAACCGTTTCTACTTCACACCGAATTCTTGGTCATAGGATGGATGTTTGAAAATGTTCAATCAATATAGGAGGAAAATGAAAACATGAGTGTGTATGGAGCGCATGAAGCAAAAATCTACTACGTGCAGGAAGCAACCTATGGAGTGACGCCAGTAAACCCGAGCATGTTTGGTATGGCAACTGCTGAGAACGTTGAGCCAACTTTAGACCCAGGATTAATCAAGGTCAGAGGTATTGGCGCAAGAGATCTGGCGACTATTCGCAGAGGGTTGAGAAATGTTGGGTTGAAAGTTACGTATGCTCTTCCAAGTGATGCACCAATTCACTTTCTGCAGCACATCATAACTCTAAATTCGCAGAGCATTGAAGTCTTTTACGAGAAGGCAAGCGGAATCATCGACCTGCTTCATAAGGGTTGCCGCCTTGACAAAGCAACTGTTGAATGTAGCATCGAGGATGTGGTGAAGGCAACAGTTGACATTATCGGACAAGACCTTGCGGTTGGAACTGCAAAAATTACTGGAGCCACATACACCGTTCACCGTGGCGCCGTGCCTTTCAGCGACAGCTTTGTGCAACGTGGACTCGGAGACGGCTCAGGACTAGCAGCAGTTGAAAGAGTCACAGATTGGAAGTTCAACATTGAAAATAACTTTAAAAGAGTTCCAGTGATTCGGAGCACAAGCGGACACCTACTCAAATACTTGCAAGAGCGCTATCGAGTCCTAACGGGCGAGTTGACCTTCGAGTTTGAAAGCAAGGAAGAATACGATGACGTAATTGCTGACAGCGAATTTAGTCTAAAAATGGGGCTAGGCGGAACCAACAGCGCCCTATTCAAATACTGCAAATGGGAGAAAGTCGGGTCTCCAACAAAGATTGAAGATTTGGTTTCTCTGAAGGCGCCGTTTGTCGCTCGTGAGGTTGTCATCAGCTAGGAGAGAATCAACAATGCGAATAGAGAAAGTTGAAATTGACAATCGCTATGGCGACGAATACGTGGGCAGCTACGTTTTCCAAGAAATAACTTGGGCGAAACGGTCGAAAATTATACAAAGATTGACCAAGTATAACCCAATTACAGGGCAAGTCGTGAGTAGCGACTTCGTAGCCATCCAAGCAGAGACCATATGGGCAAGCCTAAAGGAGCAACCAATTAACAAACCAATCACACTAGAAAAGTTGCTCAGCGAAGAAGATGGCATATCTATTGAGCTTGGCGAACTCTTTTCGAGAATTGCGAATAAACTCTGTGGTATAACGCCTGATGAGCAGCGTTTTTTATCCGAGCAATCCGAAGAGGAAAACCACACCCAGCACTCACAGAATTTAGGCTCTGCAAAGAATTCGGAAAGCTCCCCAGCGAGATCCGAAGAGAGTCAGCTCGGGACATCGAAACCTTCATCGTAATTTTGAGTGAGGTTGATCGGCAAACGGAAGAGGAAATTGGCAAAGCAAAGGGGGAGGCGCATCATCGTGTCCGTTAACATGGAAGTTGATGTACAAGGCATTCCAGAGTTGCGGCGTAAACTCGACCGCCTAGATCAGAGCATGCGTGGACGTGTCGATGAAGCTTTGGATTTTGAAGTTTCAGCCATGCAGACCCGGGCTCAGAACCTTGCGCCTAAACGCAGTGGCTACCTAGCTAGCGCCATAGTTGCGGTGCGAGTCGGTGAATGGGCTTTCAAACTGATGGCTCTAGCGCCTTATGCAGCCTTTGTTGAATTTGGAACTCGTTTCATGCAGCCTAGACGTTTCCTCAGTCGTGCCTTGGAGTTAGGTATGCGGGGGCTCGTAAACCACGTCAACCGAGCCATTGAAGATGCCATAAGGGAGGCAAGCACAAGTTGAGTTTTCACGAAGTATCTATAAATATACTTAAATATCCAAAGATAGAGCCTTTATATGCACCTCTATGTGTAGGAGGGAAAAATAGGCTGTATGAAAAAGTTCATGATGTCAATCTCAGACGAAGTTTACGAGAAACTGGAGAAGGAAAGACGGAAAAAAGGGCAAATATCAATTCAGGAAACACTGAGACAGATACTTTCAGAACACTTTCAAGTAAAAAGCTCAGCTTAGATTTCATTGCCGGTTTCTTCGATGGCGAAGGATGCATAACATTCTTCGTCGCGAAAGCCTCTCATAAAAAAACATTTCCTTTCCTTATGTTTCCTCGGATTTACATGGACCAAAGAGATCGAGATATTCTTGATATTATACAGAAAACCATTGGGCTTGGAACAGTAAAGCCTTTTGAAAGTAAAGGAAAGATATATCATTCGTTAAGAATAAACAAAGCAAGCGAAGTTAGAAAATTCATTGAAATCTTCGATGGCAAATTGGTGGTCAAACAACCACATCTTGATGTGATTAAGAAATTTTTTGTAAACTATGCATACCGAAAGGATAGAACAAAGCCACGTATTTACAATGAAATAATGATGGTAGATGAAATACGAAAATTGAACAAATACGTCAAACACACAAACACTATTGAGAATCTTTTGTCAGCGATTAATAATTTTAAACTGCGCAGAAGTTCAAATTGGAAGAAAGCAAGGCATTTTAAGGAAATATTGTTGCAGAGCTTGGAGAAAAAAACACAGAAACATCAATCTCTACAAAGCGTTGCTATTAACGCTGGATTCTCAGGAAAATCTGTTCATAAAAAACTTTGCACGCTTGAGCGAGAAAATCTTGTTTTCCGAAAGAAAAAATATGGACATTGGGAAATTACGGAACAAGGTCGTAATTGGCTTAAGGAGAGAGGTTAATAATTGTCAACCTCACTACATGAAGTATCGATTGCTGTCCGCGCTGAGAACCGCACAATGGGCGTCTTTCGGACTATATCAGCTGACGTGATGAGTTTAGGCATGGCTTTTGGAGCACTTGACTCTCAAACGGGTCGCACAGTAATGCAAATTTTCTCAGTCATTCGGTTAATGACAAGCTTCAAAGCGATTCTGGGAACCACAACTGCAACTCAACACGCCCATAACACAGCCATGGGTGCTGGAGCAACAATTCAAACAACCTTGACCGGAGCCAATGTGGCGCACCAAACGAGTCTTTGGGGTTTGGTTAAGGCAAAAATCGCTGCAACTTTTGCCACTTGGGGTTTAAACGCTGCCTTAGCCATGAAGATCGCTTTGTTAACCTTGGGCATAGGTTTGGTTGTTGCGACAGCCGCCTACATGGCTTGGCTTGCCTCAACCACAAGAGACGCTGCTAGTGCACAGGCAGAGTATAATGCGGAGCTTGAGAAAACACCTAGACGGTCCATTAGACGGGCTGGTGAAGAGGAAAACTATCGTGCTGGTGTCGAATATTGAGTATTGCTTTGCCAGTGGCTGCTGTGGTTTTCGGGTCTGTTGCCCCTCCTCAAACCGACATTCTTGACCTTGTAGTTCATTTAGGCGCTACCAGAGAGGTTTCAAGTTTTTCTTGCTTGCTACGAAATTTCGACAAAAAGTATAGCCCGGGCGGGACTTATCCGATTTTGATTGATAGTGATGGAAGTATAAGTGCTGGGAGAAATCCAAATCAACCCTTGCTTATTACAACGAGAACAGAATCCATTCGAGCGGAATCTGGCTATAAAGAGGATGGGGAGCCAATAGCTGCTCTGCGGGTGGCTGGGCGCTGCTGGGGAGAAAAACTCTTCAGAAAACTTGTAACAAAAACATACGAGAATCAGAAAGGTGAAGCCATCGTCAAGGACCTAATTGACTATTATGTAGGGCTGAGCCACATTCGTGACACAACTGAACTTATAGAAAACACAGACACGACCTATTCTAAGCTGGAATATGAAAACACGCCCGTAATGGATATCTTGAAGTACATCGCCAATAGCGCCGATAAGGCTGGGGTTATCGGGTTTGATTTTCGAGTTGCTCCAGACGCTAAATTTGAGTTCTTCCCAAGGAATAGTAAAACATCATCTGTTAGCCTATCCGAGCGTCTTGAGGTCAGCGACCATGAAAGGGACATCTTCCGAAAGAGAGACAAGATTTTCGTTTTTGGAGCTGCAGAAAAGAAGTATCCGCTTAACGGAGACTCTTGGACAGAAACATTAGACATCAACAGCGACACCATAAACGACTGGGTTAGTGGAACAGGCACAGGAAGCGTTAGTTTAGATGCCACTACGAAGGCTGTGGGTTCAAACAGCATCAAGCACACAACAAGCACAGCTGACTACTATGGTCGTCTGCGGTTGATTATTCCGTCTGGTTGGCAACCTGACTGCAAAAAGTATCCAACACTGCAGTTTCAAATTCAACGTCAAGCCGCCTTCAATGGAAGTGCCACAGTCATTTTAGTTGACAACGGCGGCAGATGGGCTGCAAAGGAGTTTCAGGTTCAAGCTGACAAATGGGTTCTGCAGAAGTTTAATGTAGGCAAAAAATATGCGAGCGAATGGTCTGGCAGCTACATCGCCAACTTCAACTGGGAAGTAATCAACGAAATAATGTGGGACATGCACTTCACCGGAACAGGATTAGGCAGCTTTTGGGTTGATAATCTCTTTTTCAACAGTGCACGTTGGAGCGCCACCTATGGAAGTGGGCAAAGAGAATACAGCGAAACCGACGAGGAATTTCATTCCGACGCCGAATGCCTACTACATGCTAAGGCTCGCTATGATTACCTGAGTGGCATAGCTGAATACCTCAAAGTGACAAGTGATGTCATCGATTATGGAACCACACCTATTCTGGCTGGAGACCGCATCTGGGTTACAGTGCCCAACGAAAACATAGATGGATACTATCGAGTCATCAGCGTTGAATACCACCTAACAAAATTTGGAGAATTAGAAGCTACTCTGGAACTGGGCAAGGAGCCCATGCTTCTCGCCGACTACCTGTACGCTTTGAAAAGCAAGACAGGAAGCCTATCCCGCTACAAAATTGGGAGGATATAGCCATGGG